ATTGGAGTCAATCCTACTGAAGTTAGCGATCTTATCTCCAGCAACAAACTTTCAGCAGAGCAGATTGCTCAAGTCAAGGTTGCTGAGATTGAGTTGCAGAAACAAGCGCAAGAGCTTGGCCTGAACTTTGAAAAGCTGGAGGTTGAGGACAGGAAGTCTGCGCGGGACATGCAATCTAAAACCCGCAGCCTGATGCCGCCAATACTTGCAGGCACAGTCACAGTGGGCTTTTTTGGCATTATGGTGATGATGTTTATTGGCAAAGTCGACAGTAGCAACCCCGCTATCTTGATGATGTTGGGAAGCCTTGGCACAGCTTGGACGGGCATCATTGCATATTATTTTGGCTCATCCGCTGGCTCTCAGGCCAAAACAGATTTGTTGAGTAAAAAATGAACCTCACAGAACACTTTACGCTGGAAGAACTGACTGCTACCAGCCACCGCCAGTTTGACAACACGCCAAACGACTCAGAGTTGGCAAACCTTCTGCGCTTGGCCGAGTTCTTGGAACAGGTAAAAACGGCCCTGGACGGCAAGCCAATCATGATTAACTCTGGGTTCAGGTCAAAGCAGGTCAACGACAGCGTAGGTTCCAAAGACACGAGCCAGCACCGTATTGGCTGCGCGGCAGACCTCCGTGTTCCGGGCATGACGCCTGATGCTGTGGTCAAGGCTGTGATTGCTGCGGGTTTACCCTTTGACCAGATTATCCGTGAGTTCGATTCTTGGACGCATATCAGCGTGACAAACACACCAGACGGGGCCCCACGTAGGCAGGCGCTTATCATAGACAAAGCAGGCACTCGACCTTTTGCCTGATACGTGGGAAAATGAATTATGCCGTTATCCAAAATCTTGTTTAAAACCGGGGTCAATCGGGAAAATACCCGCTATGCCACGGAAGGCGGCTGGTACGACTCCGATAAAGTTCGGTTTCGCCAGGGAAGCGCAGAAAAGATTGGCGGTTGGATACCCTTTTCATCCAACACATTTGAAGGCGTTTCCCGGGCGCTGTGGAGTTGGGCTACGCTGAGCAATCAAACACTTTTGGGTGTTGGCACAAATTTAAAATACTACATCAACAGGGGCGGGGCCTTTTTTGATATCACCCCGATTCGCAGCACCGTTGTTTTAACCAACCCGTTCAGCGTGGCTGGTGTCGGAACATCTGTTGTCAACGTGCTGGATGTAGACCATGGCTGCACTACCAACAGCACGGTCTCGTTCAGCGGTGCGGGTATCACAACTCTCGGTGGAAACATCACGGCTGTCAAATTAACAGGCTCGTTTCAGCTTACCGTTATTGATGACAACAACTACACCATCACGGTTGACGCGGTCAGCAATGCCACTGACCTGGCTGGTTCGCCCGGGGGCGGCACGGTTGTCACTCAATACCAAATCAACGCAGGCCCTGCTTTTCAAATTCCTTACAACGGCTGGAGCGCAGGCACTTGGGGCGGTGGCACTTGGGGCATTGGAGAACCGGGCACTAACGCCCTGCAGTTGTGGAATCACCGAAACTTTGGCCAGAATTTAATCTATGGCGCTCGGGGCCAGGGTGTTTACTATTGGGATGCCAATAAAGAACTTTCCCCTGTTCAGGTCACAATTTCAATTGGTGCTCCCGGTGTCATTACGCTGCCTGGAGGCTTTAGTCTTGGCAACGGCACCCTGATCCAATTTGAGTCTACTGGTGCGTTGCCCACGGGACTGGTTGTGGGCACCACGTACTTTGTCCGCGATTCATCAGCCAATACATTCAGTGTAGCCGCCACGATCAGCGGGGCTGCCCTCACTACCAGTGGAGGTCAATCTGGGTTGCAGTTTATCTCCCAGCGGGGAGTAAATATCTACGGGGTTGAAGATCCGACAGCCCCGATTGTTCACAACTATTTGTTGGTGACCGACTCGCGGTTCGTGGTCCTTTTTGGAACAAACGAGTTTCAAAGCACCACTCTTGACCCCATGCTCATTAGGTTTAGTGATCAAGAAAATCCCTTTGTTTGGGAACCGTTGGCCACGAACCAAGCAGGTAGTCTGAGGTTGTCGTTAGGTTCTGAGATTGTTACTGCGGTGCAGACTCGGCAGGAAATTGTGGTGATCACAGACCAAGCTGTTTATTCAATGCAGTATCTCGGGCCCCCGTTTGTGTTTGGTGCGCAGCCTTTGGCAGACAACATTTCTATCATCGGACCCAATGCTGCGGTTGTTGCATCGGGCGTGGTGTATTGGATGGGCGTAGACAAGTTTTATGCTTACGATGGCCGGGTGCAGACACTCAACTGTGACCTGCGCCGTTACATCTACAATGACATTAATCTAGAGCAGAACCAGCAAGTGTTTGCTGGAACGAACGAAGGTTTTAACGAGATTTGGTGGTTTTACTGCTCTGCGGCAAGCACTGCAATTGACAAGTATGTTATCTACAACTACGAAGACAAGTCTTGGTGTTTTGGCTCCTTGGCGCGGACCGCGTGGCTCGATGCAGGACTCTTGGCCCAGCCGGTGGCAGCGACATACAACTTGCGGCTTGTGCAGCATGAGGTGGGTGTGGACGACAATGAGACGGGAACGCCTGTGGCACTTACTGCGTTTATTTCTTCGTCAGAATTTGACATTGAGGATGGCCACAACTTTGCAGAGGTTTGGCGCATGCTGCCCGACTTGACGTTTGATGGTTCTACTGAAAACTCTTCTCCTGAGCTCGCGATTACTTTGTTTGGCCTGAGCAATTCTGGCTCTGGGGTCACGGGCCAAAAAAGTGGAACGGTGACCAAGGGCTCGACGTTTGTGGTTACGGAAGAGTTCACGGGGCAGATAAACACGCGCGTGCGCGGAAGACAGATGATCTTGAGGGGCGAGTCCACTAAGTTGGGAACGACCTGGCAGTTAGGAGCTACGCGACTAGACATCCGTAAGGACGGGAGACGCTAGATGGCGGAACTTAATGTTCGTCCTCCTAATCTTCCACTGGCTCCTGAGGAATATCAACGTTTCTATCAGGACCAGTTAAATAACGTCTTGCGTTTGTTTTTTGCCCAGCTTAATAACCCTGGGGACATGGGTGGGACTTCATTAAATTTAAATATAGAGACGTTGCCCACGGATGCCGATCTACCTGCTCTTCGTGTTGGGGATGTGTATCGAGACACACAGGATGGCGTTCAAGCAACGAGTCAGATGCTCCGCATTAAAGTCCCAGTTTTTTTAACGGGTGTACAAGGTACAGGATCAGTTGGATCAGTTGGGCCTGTTGGAGGCACAATTACTCTTGGCCTGACGGGTGTCAGTGGCAGTGGCGCAGTAGGCACCGTTACTCCATAATACAGGTATCAATCTAAGGAATTCTTATGGCAACAGCACCACAGGCCGCAATGGAAATGCCGCAGCAAGGCGCAAATCCTTTTGCCGATCCTAATACGATGGCGGTCTATGACCAACTGCGTCAGAGCACGTCTCCTAAAGAGTTTGGTGATGAGATGCTGGCGGGAGCTTCTCAGGCAGACCCCCAGGCCGTGGCCGAGTTTCTTCAAGAACTCCAAGGTCTGAATATGCCGCCCGAGGTCCTCGATGCGCTGAACGATGTGGTCGACGAAATCTTGGCCAGCCCTGAGCGCTATCCTGAGCTGCGCCAGCAGTACATGGAACAGGGCTTGCCGGAAGAAATCCTGCCTGAGCAGTTTGACCCCCAGTTCTTTGCTGCCTTGAACATGGCCATTGACCAGATGATTGCCGCGCCTACGGGCGTGCAGTCGTTTGCCCAAGGCGGTATTGCTGAGCTTAAACCCATTGCCAAAGCCATTGCTAGCTACGGTCGCAACGGCGACACCATGCTGGCCCACATTACCCCGGCAGAGGCTCGCATGTTGCGCCGTCGTGGCGGCTCAGGGACCATCAACCCTGACACGGGGTTGCCTGAGTTTTTTATAAAGAACCTCTTTAAGGGAATAGGCAATGCGCTCAAGAGCGTAGGTAACGCAGTCAAGAAATTCGCCAACAGCACCGTGGGCAAAATTGTGACGACCGTGGCCCTGGGCTTCTTCTTGGGCCCTGCCGCAGCCAGTTTTCTAAACATC